ACCTCCAACACCTGAAGTACCGGATGTTCCACTACTTCCTGCTTGACCACTAGTACCTGATGTACCTGAAGTTCCATTTGTGATTGGAACATTATTTATTAAGAAAGAACCAGATATGTTTACCTGTGTCTTTGATATTTGTAAAGGAGAACTTCCTCCCAAACCATCTGTTATGGTTTGAAGATTAGTTGTAAATCCTGTATTTGGATCTTGAAGGTTTAATAAACCTTGATAAGATTGTGATACAAATTGGTTAGTTAAAATACCCATGTTTAATATTATATGTGTTTGTTATACATTCTTCCATTCAGTAGATATAGTGTTCCACAATTCTGCCAACTCGTACCATTTCTTGTTTGGTAAGAATGACCTTTCAGGGACATTACATCTATTGTAGTCAAATGGTTGGGTTAGTGTTAAACTCATCGTCCATCCTGCCAGAACATCTTCAAATCTTTCTAAAAATGGTTCAACGGTGGCATCCCACTCACTTTCATACTCAGATAAATATAGGAAAGTGAACACATCCTTCATTATCTCAAGGGTGTCGTTCATCACATCTCTCTGATTTGAGTAGTCATCCTTTAATCTATCTGCTACAATTATTTGGAAATTATATGTTAATTGGTTTTGGTCTAATACTGTATCATTTGGAACCACATATAGTTTTGTATATACTGGTGATTGTTTGGTTTCAATATCCATCGTTAATTGGGTAATGTCACCAAATCCAAATGAATTGATTTGTTCGTGTGCCTGAGATAAATTTTTCAGGTCTTGTATAATTTGATAGTAAGTTACTTTGTTTACACTTGCAGGTACTGTGAATCCTGATATTGGTAATACACATGTATTATAATCAAATGGTTGTTCTATCGTTAGGTTCATCGTCCACCCACCCAATACTGTTTCAAACCTTTCTGTAAACGGTGTAACATTTGGACCCCATAGTGGAGTATAATCAATAGAAAAACCACCATAATTGGCTGTGTAGGATTGATAGAGTATTGTAAATACGTCCTTACAAATCTCAAGTGTATCTGACATAACTTCTTCCTGATTGGAATAGTCATCATTAATTTGGTCTAATATAATAATTGAAAAATTATATAATAGTCTGTTTTGTGCAAGTTGAACTGAACCAGGTACTACATACATTTTTGTATATACAGGTTCCTGTTTTGTTTCAATATCCATAGTGATTTGTGTTAAATCACCATATCCAAAAGAATTAATCTGATTGTGATAGTACGCAATCCCACTTAAATCTTGGATTATTGTTTTGTAGTTAACTATCATATACTAATAAATATAAAATTATATCGTTTTGACTTGTTTATTTTGTAATTTCTTTTGTTCCCTATCATAGTCTAATAAATATGATAGTTGGTTTAGAATTTCAATTAGTTTCTTTTGGTAGATAAATTCGTGTTTCGTAAAATCGTTTCCAGCAATTCTGTTGACGACAAGGAACCATCCATACGTCTTTTGAAAATTGCTCCGAATATCCATCTCCTCATCACCCACATTAGTTTGAGTTTCATCCAAATCGAGAGTGTCGGCATCGAAGACAGATGGGAATAACTTAAAAATCTGTTTGCGTAGTTGATAAAAAAAAACTGTGCTCCGAGAACGTATTTAATATCTAACTTCTTTTTGAACAGTTCCGACCGGTCCTTCATCGTTTCCACATTATACTTTTCTATCTTATAATCATGTTCTGACTTTTCTTCTACTATTGGTCTGTACATAACTGCTGCAAGTATGTGTAACATGTTTAATAACTCATCAGGTTTCTTTGTTGAGATGGTATCCATATCCACAAACTCTGCAAAGGTTAACTCTCTCCAATTAGGAAAGAACCCATAATGAACACCATCCAATTCAAATCTATCTATGAACTTTGGTTTTTCTAATGGTATCTGTGACATAATGTATGCGGCCAAATAGGATACTTCCTCATAATCTGATTCCAATAGTTCTTCTAATGGTGCGTCTGTGATTATGTTAATAATCTTTGCGGCAAAATAATCATCACTGAATAAATCTTTGACCTTATAAATCTTTGAGTAATTCTCAATAGATATAAAGTCAGGTAGTTTATATTCTGTTTCGTTAATTCTAAATTTTATCATAGTTGCATTATTGCGTATCTTCCCGTTGTTTTTTGGGATTTTATTTCAGGTAACATTCTCATCATCAGTGCATCAGAAAGGTCAGGAGACTTTCCCAATATCCTTTTCATCTCATCCTTTGATTGTACCTGTACTTTATTATCTTTATCTACATCTTTTAATTTAACACTAAGTAACTCCTGAGTCAAGTCATCTATTACACTTGGTTCCAATATGTTAAGACTTAGTTTTCCTTCCCTAAACATATCAGACAGTTTGACATAACACTGTGATTTTAAATTGGAGAAGTTCTGTTCGTGTAATGGTCTTGAGTTGTTGACAAAGTTTGTTGCTCGTAACATATCGGTAACTCCTCCACCAACGCCATCAGAGTCCACGATACAGTTATTTGGATGTATCCCGTGTGAACGCATTAGGTCCTGTATATTGGACGATAATTCTGTGGTTGATAGTTTCCTATAAACATGACATTCTACGAGAACCAGACCCACCCAAATCATCACCACGGACCTATCATCACCAAACCTTGCTACGTCAATTGTCATATACTTCTTGTCACTTGTATTTGGACTATATCTAAATACACTATTTGATATTTCATCAAACTTGAATAGACTATCACTCTCATCCAAATAGTCCCAATCCCCTTCCAATAATCTTCTTCTTTGTTGTGGAGGTAACTCCTTTAACATTTCTATGTATGATGGTGGTAAGTGTGGATTGTCCAAAGGTAGACTTGGAATAAACACTTTGTTGTCTTCCAACTTACCTTGTGAATGTGGTAGATAAAAATCCTTCTTAATCCAATTGTTTGATGGGTTACAAGTCATTAAGACTTTTGGTATAAGTTTATATTCATTTAGTTTATATCTTATACGAGATTTAACGATGTTGTATGCTAGTGAAGATATTTGACTGGCTTCATCTATGAAACATGCTGATACCTCCAACGAACCCAAAGAATCATAGTTGGGATCACTTGGGTTATACGCAAGGTCTTTGAATATAACTTCACTTTTGTTATAGAATGTAAGAACATTACTTTGTCCGTTGTAATTGAAGTGTTCACCACTCTTTAATCCCATTGTATTAAGTAATTCAAATAAAGTATTGAGTGTGGTAAGTCTTAATTGTGTTAATACACTTCTACCAACCAAACATCTTATACCTTTATATTTTAAACAGATTGTTGCAATCCATAGACAACCCAACCAAGACTTTCCCCCACCAGCAGACCCACCAAATAAGACAATATTGGTTTTATCATCAGTGAGGTACCTCCACGCTTCACTCTGTCTCTTGGTTGGGCTTATATCAATTGTGGACATATAATACTCCGTTTATCTTGTATATCTTTGCATGTTCAAACTTTCTTTGAAACTCTTGTATAAATAACCAATCTGCGTGTTCAAATTCTTTTTGAAGTTTTATTCTTTTTCCCATATTGGTCTTACATATAAAGTTTCCAATATCAATTGTTCCATATTGTAATGTTGATTTAATTGGGATATATTCTTGATTGGCCCAATTGTGAACCATATCACAAAAAACAAAGTGATGATTTTCACCTCCTTTTAACATCTTCTCAACAAAGACTGGTACATAATAATTATCTTCACCACTCATACATACCCACTCCTCTGTTGCATTATCCAATCCATATTGTCTTGGAGTATGTCCCCAATCATTATATCTGTCAGGTAATATGGTTAGTTTAATTCTGTCATCATTGAAAAACTCTACAACGTTTTTTAATCCTTCTTGTATGTCATCAGGTGGACAATCGGCAACCACGTGTGCTTTCCAATCAGGACTTGTCTGTGCTTTAAGTGAACCAAGAATTGTAACCAAATGATTCACTCTACTATAGGTTGGAATTATAAACTCAATTTTTGCCATACATAAAATTATAAGCATGTAAATCCTCCACATCGTTTTGGTTGTATGGAGGATAATTTATTTCATATGTGTTTGTATATATTGGTGAGTCTGCTCTACCTCTCTCACACTTCTTTATAAATTCCTCTTTGGTTTTACAATAGTAGTGATTGATTTGTGCAATCTCATCGTTGGTATTTTTATTAAATGGTCCTGAAAATACTACACCATTTGGTGATGTGATTCTACCATTATAAGGATTGTGAACATCCATCATACATCCTGATTTACAATTGAGGATTGTCTTAACATGTTCGTTCATAAGTTGTCCTCTCTTGGTAAATCTTTTTATCTGTGAATATTCATCTGTTACTTCTTCGTGTCCGTTGTTACCAAACATATACCAATTGATTCCAATACCGGCATGATTGACATATCCTGATACAAACTCTTGGACCGTACTATGTTTCTTTAATACAAGAAATTCATCCACATCAAAGAATGCTGCAAAATCAAAGTGTTGTCTGTTTGTATTTAACCAATCTGTGTAGGCGTTCCTCTGTTGATTAACACCATCCATAATAATCTTGGTTACTTGAGGGTCGTTAATATCTGTCCTCCAATCATTCATATATATGAATATATTATCAAACCCTAACTTGAGATGGTAGTCTACCCACTCTTGTATATAAGGGTCTTCATTCTTGGCAATACATACTAACGCTACTTTCATTATAAATATTTAATCCAACTTCCGTCTTTGAAAGTCTTATCAGGTTTACCGAACACTTCATCTACCGCCTTGGTTACACCAAGTAAATGGTTATGTGGTGTACCATAATCGTGACCACCAATCACACCACCTTCTTTAACAAATGGTAGATAATCCATTATATCATTCTTAACTCCTTCATAGGTATGTAAACCATCTATGTAGATAAAGTCAAACTTCTCTCCGTTTAATGGACCAACCGCATCACAACTCATCATCTTATAGATTGTAACCTTTGTCTTTTCTTCTTCAATAGTATTTTTAAATTCTTGATACACATCATCAAAGTTGAATCCACTATTACAGGTTGGGTCCATAGGGTCATAGTTAGGAAGGAATGGATCAACCGCGGTAACATGTTTAAAATGTTTCGCGAAGATGATTGTTGATTCACCTATGAATGAACCAATCTCTACCATCGTCTTATCGGATACATCTCCTAATTCATTAATTAAATCTAATAGACCTTCAGTACTATGCTGGTCTCTCATTATTACTTTCTTCATCTGTATTTGGGGTTTTAATTTCAATATTTATTCCACCATTCCATTCAGTTATTTCAATTGAATGTTGTTGTTCAGGTGTTTGTGGTATTACCACTTGTTGTTCTTTTTTCTTTTTACAGTTACACATAGTCAAAAACGAAGTTTTACGAGTATCTTATTAAAAAAAATATTAATCTGTTAGATTGATATTTATTGAGATTGGTTCTCCGTTAGAAGTAATGTCTATCTTTCTTTGTTCCAATCCGTATAGTTTATTTATATCGGCTAAGGTTTCCCTTTCAACCCTTTTGTTGTTTGATTCTCTCGCCCTTTGAAGAAGGTCAAAGTACCTTGATAACTGTTCGGAAATAATTTCTTCCGTCTTTTCTTCAAACCTTGCTTTAATTCTATCCTTAACGTCCTTCCAAATAGATTCAGCCGCACGTTCTGTGATTCCCCATCTTTTTGCCCCTTGTTGTCTAAATTCGGTGTACGAGAGTTTTTCATAGAGTATCATTTCAAACGCTTCGGGTATCCTTTCCTCATAGGTTGCTATGTTAGATTTTCTACCACCTTTATTTTCTTTTTCCATTATATTCTTTTCTTAAGTTTATATAAGATATAGTTTCTTAATTTATGGTATTGTGTATTTTTACAACTCATACATCTATCAAATATAAAATCTTCGTTGAACAGTTGTTTATACACACCATTTATAAATACTTTTGATTCTTCCTTTATTCCTTCCCTTCTAACCATCTCGTGATACGCCTTAACAATATCTTCTTCATCATATACATAGATTGGTTCTTCTGTTAATTCTACCACTGGTAATTCTGTTACCTCATTCTTTTTCTTTTTACAAGATGTACAACCTTTCTTTTTCTTTGGAGGGTTTTCTATTGCTTCTTGTTTTGCTTGATAAAACTTTTCCAAAATATCGTTACTCATCATCTTTCAATTTATCTATAACTTTATTTCTTATTTGGTCCTTGCTCTCTTTAATATATTTGATTATAGTTGATTTGGGTATCTCAGTATGTTTGGCTACTTTATTTACACTACCTAATGTAAGATATAGTTCCATAAGAGATTTGTGAAACCATGTTAGTTCACTATATTCTTTTTCTAATATATCAAATAATTTTTGTTTTTCATAGTATTTCTGTTCTTCTGATAATTCAAAGAAACAATCTGTATTAACATTATGAAGAAAGTCTGTGTACTTTAGAAACTCCCTGCGGACCTTATAATAGAATGGTGATGTTTTACTTATCCAATTGATTCGGATGATTGATACGATGTAGTACTTGATACTACTATCGTCATAGAACTTTAAATCTATATTCTCCTTGGAGTATAATTGTATTATAACCTCGTGTAGTAAATCCTGAGTTAAATCATGATTCTTTGTAATTTTCTTGGTTATCTTTAATAGTTCATAATAGTTTTTGGTTATGAACGTTTCTATTGTTTTATTCATTAATAAGTTTTCTAATTCTGGTCATTACCTCACAAATCTCATATTCCTCTGTTTGTGTATTGACCATTATGCTAGACTCTAACATCTTATCCAATACATCCATCCTGTTAAGTCCTTCATTGAGGTGTTTATCTAATATGATTAACATACTATCCATAATGGTAAGACATAAGTCATTCTTGTCTTGTTCAGACATTTCCCAATAGGTTAGAGGTATTTCCAATTCTCCTACTTTGATATGTTCTTTAGTATCCATATATATTTAAATATCTTTGTACACTGGTTTCACTTATCTTGAGTTTTCTTGATATACTAGCGTATGTGTAATTATTTTTTCTTAACTCAATAATTTGATAAATCATCTCTTTGTTTATCTTCTTTGGTGTTCCGTGTAATTTCTTCTTAACATTCAAGAAAACAGGTTTACCATTCACAATCTCCTTCACACCAGGTTTATACCAAATACCAGTACCCTCATCATATAAATACCCTAATAATTGCATAAATTCAAAGGTGTTCTGTTTTTGATGATTATCAAAGTAAACATTTGGTTTTTGAGGTATCATCATACTACCACCATTATCTTCTCTTTTATCTGCAGTTTTTTGTCTATCCAATTCTCTCTGACATTCCCTACACCTTTTTGAAGTTGGTCTTCCATTCTTGTGCAAGTAATATTCTGTTTTGATTACTTTCCATTCCTCACATACTATACACTTTTGATAATCAGGATTGGTTGAATAATCAATTGTAGGGGGTTCCGGTGTCACTGGTTGAACTATCTCTTTCATTTTAATACTTTCCCTGTATTGTTTCTTTTGT